GTTGATCGTGATCATGCAGAATACTCCCACGCATTGCGGAACGTGCGGTCAGATGGAATGTCGGACACATCTACAATCTTGAATGGCTTGCCAGCAGGTACGTCCTTGGCTGCAATCTCTTCGACTGTCAGGCCGCACTCAGGCGCTGGGATGATGACGGCCACGCCGCCTTCGTCTGTTGGGTAGATGATTCGTTTTGTCATGTTTGTTCCTTTGATTGATTAGCGGAATACTGCAAGGCTAACGATGGAAGAGTCTTGCAAAGAGTTGTATGAGCTTGTGAAAATATTAAAAGACCCAGCCAATCTGGTTTGTCCAACGAGATACGCTCCATAATCCGTGCTTGTGTCGCTACCAATCCCGACTGCTGAATAGTTTGCGTCTGGCATCGCGGTTGTGAAGTTGACCGTATAAAGACCAGTTGAACGGTCTGTAATCGAAGACACATTCCCACTACCACGAATCGCCACAGTGCCAGTGCCGTTGAAGTTCACCCAAGCTCGGCAGCCGTATGCCGTTGCTACCGAGCCGTAGCCGGAATTGAATTGAAGGTTGGCAGACGAGTCGAGTCGCATAACTTCAGTACCGCCCTCAGTAAAGGCAATGGTATCAGCGGCGGGAAAGAAGATGCCTGTATTGGTGTCGCCAGTCGTAGTAATCGCTGGCAATGCCGCGGTGCCTGCTGTCGTCTCTATTTGTCCGCTACTATTAATCCGCATAGCCTCCGCACCGCCCTCAGCAAATGCAATCGTATCAGCGGCAGGGAAGAAGATGCCCGTGTTAGTGTCTCCAGTTGTAGTGATCGCTGGAAGAGCCGCTGTTCCCGCTTGGACAGTCGTGACGCCTGTCGCTGATAGCGTCGTGAACGCCCCAGCAGCAGCAGTTGTCGCACCAATAGTCGCACTGTTAATATTCAAAGCACCTGTTGACTCATTTACCTCTACAATATCATACCAAGCACTATTCGCCTCGTTTCTGATTTTTAGTTTATTCGCCGCAGTGTCAAACCAAAGTTGGTTCGCGAACATTGTTGACGGTTCTGTCGCTCCAGATGAGGTGCTCGCTAAGGCTTGCAATGCAGAATTAATATCTGTTCTTGTTGCCGGGAAACCTTGATTAGCGATTGTCATATCATTTTGAGACATTAGATGACCTTTCCGTATCCTTTGGCTACATAATCAAATGTACGAGAAATAGCAACATTCGCAGAATTTCTGAAAACGATAGTGAAGCCAGTTTCTGACTTCGCAGTTATAGCATAATAATCGCCCGACACTAGATTTTGTGCAGCAATGCCAATGCCAGATAATCCTTTGAACGCCTGAGCGAACGTCACAACATACGAGCCTGCACCTGAAACTAAATCAGATTCCGAAATTACACGATCAACCATATCAATCGTAACAGCAAGATCAGTAATACTCGGAGTCGAGCCACCATATAACGATGTTAAATGTGCTCGAAATTTCAATGCTCTTGCCGAATAATCGCCAACGACAAATGCTCTGAAATCAGACCAAACTGGACTTGCAGCAGGATCGTCGTCGGTTGTCGCAACTTGAAGATTAACACTCGTATCGTCGAACGCAGTTGCAGTCCCGTCGAATAAGCCTTCTCGTTGATCAAAATCACCTAACGCAGAATCAAATAGATCAACATAATCAATTCTGATGTTGTTAAAATTAGCCGTCACCCGGCTTGTGTATTTTTCTCCGAGATCGACATAATTTGTAAAATCATAAAAACCTGATGTCGTAATCGTATTTTGACCACCGTCAAAAAGACCAAAGGCATCATCAAAATTGCCAGAAGTGCTATCAAAATTAATTGAAGTGTCTAGCTGTATAAATGAAATTCCAGATTCAGTGATTTTTACAACATTGGTTTTTGTTCCTGTAAAAGCAGGATTTTCTGTCAATGTGACAATCGCGTTCAAATCTTCAACATCAGCGATATTCGTTTGCAGTACGATCTCGGCAGGATTCGCTGACACAAAATTCAGCTTATCAACCGCCTTTACGAAATATGTTCCTGTTTTCGATGGAACGATCACCGAGTTAGCTGGTCGTGAAACCTTACCAACAAGATCAACAGCATTTTGATAAGTTGCACCAGTCGTTGCTTGTGAATAGCGAACTTTGTAATGAGACAAATCAAGATCAGTAACAGGCGTCCATGTCAGGATAGACGAGCCGCCGATTGAATTAATCGAAAGATCAGTAACATCACTCGGAGGTGCTGTTTTGCCTACGACTTGGTAAATCGCAGTTGATAAAGCAGAAACAACTCCAAGAGATGATATTGCTTTAGATCGGACATTGTAAGAAACCCCATCCTCAACTTTCAAGATTTCAAATTTTGTGCCTGAAGATTTTCCTGCTGACGTGTATACAGTGTCGGTTGTTTTCTTAAAATCAACCTCATATTCGGTGATGAATTGATTGCTGCTTGCTAAATTAACAAGCATGACTGTAACAACTTCTTGATTGATTGATCTTAATTCATCGCTAATTGTCATTACAGGAGGATCAATCACCGAATAATTAGGCAAAGATGTATTATCTAATTCGATTGTTAATTCTTCAGCACTCCAATCGTAAACCGATGAACTCGTTTCCTGAAGCATCAGATCAACACCATAGATCGGTGCGTCCGTTTCACCTTCAACCGCGAATTGATAGTTCATTACCTCAAATGGTTTTGCCGAGAACCCATAGCGAGTATTAGTCAGCATGATGACATCGCCGACCTCAATTTGAAATGCTGTCAATTTGCATTTTAACGTAAGGCCGATTTGTTGCCTCTGACGATACAAAGCTATCTTTGCAATGCGTTGTGCCATCGGCGATGAAATTGTAAACGGCAAGGTCAAATCTAATGCACTTTGAATATTGTTATCGTCTGTTTCAAAGACAGATGATTTGATGGCAGGAAAATCTGTCGCTTGCCAATTTTGATCTGGTGAAACAAAAACACCCTTCACAAGATTAAAATTATCTCGCCGTGAATGCTTTGTTGTTACGTTGATCGGGCCACGCATATCATCGTCAGTAATTGTAACCGTTGGACTGTAATATGCTGCCGCTTTAATATTCCAAACGCCGCTCGAATAATAAACTGTCCCGGCACATGATGTGAGCAGATTCTCAAGAATGTTTTTTGGAGATGCGTCAGTTAAAACAACACCATGCGTCTCGTAACGGTTCTCATTTCCACCAGCCGCTAGTGCAACATCTTCATCACAGATGTTCGCCGCAGCCGAAAAGCTAGTCATGTTAACTTCAGCCGCAGACGCACCAAGACCATAGGTGGAGTTCTGTAGATAATCTAACACGCACAATGCAGTATTTGACGAGAATGCAGTTGTTGTTGTTCTCGGATCATAAACTTTTTTACCCTTGATCACAGTTTTGATTACTGGGCGTCCATTTGGAAAAGCATCTTGATCGAAATTCAATCGAACATAAAAATAAGCAATGCCTGATAATGTATGATTCGTCGTCCAAAGACCGTTCGACTCAGCAATTAATGTCGCATCAGCCGCTTGGTTGGTTGTTCCGAGATGAGTTAAAATTCTTGCTTTGTTAGCAAACTTATTAGGTGCAGTGACATTGCCGCTTCCATCAATAGTCAGCAGTTCATCGTCAAAATAAAATTCGTCAAAGGATTCAATTTCATGTCCTGCAACGGGAACGACCATATGCAGATACTGATTGTCATTAGTTGTTTCAGCATAAATTACAGGCCCAGTTGTCTGTACACGACCATAAACAATGTTTCGGACTGCCAAATTATCTGGGAAGTTTTCTTCTCTGCCTTGTATGCCCTCCATACTAGACATAGACGGTGTTTTAGGTTTTGGCATCAATGCGTTAGCAGCAAGAGTCAATCCTGCTGTAATAATTACTCTCCCAACAAACGAACCAAGAAATGCAACCGTTGTCGCACTTGCCCCAAAATAGCTTGCTCCTGCGATAATTAATGAAACAGGATCAGCCGCTGCTGGTTGAGCAAATACAAGTGTTGTTAAAAATGTTGATGCGAGAAGGAATTTCCTCATTCAAACCCTCCAAGCAATCCTTGCTTGCGTGAAACTGACAAAAACTAAACCGCTCATTGATACACAAGCGATCTTATCTCCAATACATACTCCAAGAGACGCTCCAACGCCATCAATCTGATCAATGATATTTCCTTCCACAAGAGCAATATCACCACGTCTGATTAAGTTAGGATTGATTCTTGTTAAAAATTGATCAACGCTCTCAGCTAGATCAGTTGTTTTGCAGATTTTTTTTAGTGCTTTTAACGCAGATTTAACATCCGAGTATTCGTTAGCTTGCACACAATCAAATCCATACTGTACCTTGAACGCTCCATTCGCAAATGAAACACAATCGAACGCACCCCATTGAAATGGACGATCAATGTTCGTTTGAATGTAATTATCTAACAACCGTTCCCAGTGAGGTAGCTTATTTGCGGCCCCAGAGAATTTGTTTTGTTTGGAGATCGTTGACAAAATCAAACCCCTTGTCATTTGGAAATGTGCGTTTCTGATCCTCAGATGTGTATCTTGATGTTCGCGGTCTTTCTAAGTCAATCAATCGCGATTCTACTGTTACAGATATCGTCAGTTGATCACCAGTATCGTTGATGGACATTTGGTCAATCAAGCCTGAAAAAATCTTGATTGCATCAGCAACAAGTCCACTCAATGCAAAATATATGTTGCACGTCCTGTTTTGATATTTTTCTGTCAAAGCAAGTGAAATTGCTTGTTGGTTAATACCAGATAATGAGATTGTGATTCCTCTTGCGGCTATGTCGGCTGTCTCCTCGACGCTAGAAATGCCAAGAAGCATTCCGACACCTGTGTAAACATTGCCGTCGTAAGTGAGATTGTCTAATCCGCTCCACAACCTGACAGAGCCTGTATCGAATAACAATTCAACAAGCGTTAATGGCTGGACTGTTGATGCCTGTAAGGCGCTTGCAAACCCTGCTGAAATAGGTCTTGTCATAACGCTTCAACCGCTGCAAAAGCCAAACCGTAGAAACTTGCATTGTCGATTGAAAAAGTGCTTTCAGCCGTCGTCAGCCTGAATAAACCTTTAGCCGACGAAACAACAACAACAGCATTATCTGTTGGTGACGATCTCAGAGCAGGCCAAATATCAATGCTGACTTGACCAGAACCATTTGAATTTGCATCAGCAAGAACCTTATAAAGTTGTGATGTCGCAGCCGATCCTAATTGTATGTAATCCCCTGCCTTGAGATAGCCAGTTGCACTATTCGGAGCACCATCAATATTTAAGGTGTTTCCAGTTTGAGATGCACCGTTCACTACTGGAGTGCCGGGCGTTGTTGCGGCTGAACCTCTAGCAGTTGCCCCTAGCGGATCACCAAGAAGGAAAGTTCCGTATTGACCGTAAAGCGAGATCAAGAAGCTGATCCAAGTTTCTGCATTCGCCCTTTGCATTGGCGGCAAAGTAACGGTTGCTTCCCATCTTGAACCTTGATGTTGAAGAACCTGTTGCTTAAATGTGAATGGCGAACTAGTGACAGCGACTGCATTCCTTGCCGTCAATGTGATCTGCGAAATGCCTGTTACGGTCGGGAGTGCTAAAGGATAAGTTATTGCCATGTCTTATCCCCCGAACGCATTTGCAAACTGACCGCCTCGACGTTTTGAATCAAGCACTGCATTCTTAGCGGCATTCGAGATTTGCGGCAACAGTTGCTGAATCTCAGCACGAACAGTCTGCTGAACGCCTGTCGAAATATTGATCGTCTGATTGATAGTCACGCCATCTGAGCCACCACCAAGTCTATTATTTGGCACGATCGAACCACTACTGCCGGGCATGAATAATTCTGGCCCTTTCTCACCGACGATGTAAGGACTGTTAGCGGAGACTGGGCCGCCTTTTGCCATGAATGGCCCCATACCTGTGTAGCCACCCGCACCGAATGAAAATGGCCCACCGCCGCCGCCCATGCCGAGCAATGAAAGAATATTGAAGCCGCCACCACCGCCAAACATCCCACCAAGCATTGAGCGGATTTGAATTCGGATCAGATCGGAGATGATCGAGTTTGCAAGTGATTTGAAATCAGCCTTGCCTGTCATTACAAAGCTGACAAGTGCATCTTCCATACCTGAGAAAGCGTTCTGCATTGCACTAGAGATTTGACCGCCCACGTTCATAGCTTTTTCACGGATATTTTTTAATCCGTCCATAAAACCACCCTCTATGCTCTGCTTATAATATTCATTTGATTCAATTAATGCCATTTTTTGTGCTTTTAATGCTTCTGCTTCTGCGAGAAATGCCGTTGCATTTGCACCCGATTGTTCTTCTAAAAGTTTTGCAACTTCTGCGTCAAATTTCTTTTCTTCAGTCAGCATCTTATATTCAGATGCAGTCATGTTGACTTGCTGACCTTCGAGAGCCAACAAATCAATCGCCGCCTGTTGATCAATCAAGAATTGCTTGAATTTATTGACTCCACCGCCACCAGCGAAAACATCATTGAATTTGCTTTGGTCAATCGTTGTTTCACGAATTGCACCACCAAGTTTTTTATAGGCTTCCGTCCTTGCCTCGTTGTCTCCGAGATTAGGAGTTATTCTACCAGTAATTTG